AGTATTACCTGATACTCTTACTGTACCTAAAAATCCTGAATTACCTGTTATTGTTGTAGCACCTGTAATTTTAGCAGTACCTACTAATTGTGAATTACCTGATATACAAACATCTCCATCAAATTCTGCTTTACCACCAACAACTAATGTTCCTTCTAATGAAGTATTAGTAGATACTCTAAAAGTTCCACCTACTCCTAAATTACCAGTTATAGTTGTATTGCCTGTAATAGTAGCTGTACCACCAACTGTTAAATTACCTACAAGAGTTGTATTTCCAGATACACAAACATCATCATCAAATTCAGCTTTAGCTCCAACAACTAATGTACTTGCTATACTTACTGCATCTTGTAAATGTACTGCTCCTGCTACTGTTACAGTTCCACCTACACCTAAATTACCAGTAAGAGTAGTATTACCTACTATTGTACATGTACCACCTACTTGAAGATTACCTACTAATATTGTATTTCCTGATACGCAAACATCATTATCAAATTCTGCTTTACCAGTTATAACTGCAGTACCTCCTATAGATGTATTACTATTAACATCTAATGTTCCTCCTAATGATACATTACCTGTAATAGTAGTTGTACCCCCTACAGCAAGATTACCTACTAATATTGAATTACCTGAAACACATACATCATCATCAAATTCTGCCTTACCAGTAATAACTGCTGTACCACCTATAGATGCATTACTATTAACATCTAATGTACTACCAAGAGATACTGCACCTGTTATTGTTGTTGTACCTCCAATCGCAACATTACCACTTACTGATACATCATCTTCAAACTCTGCTTTACCTGTAATATTAGATGTACCACCTATTGATGTATTACCTGATACATCTAATGTACTTCCTAAAGATACAGCTCCTGCTATAGTAGCTGTTCCACCTATAACTGCATTACTTGCAACACTTAATGTACTTTGTAAATGAGTAGCACCTATGATAGTAGCTGTAGAAGATACTTGTAATGTTCCTCCAACAACAGCATTAGATACTGATATATTACCTGATATAGCTCCTGTAGGTACATTTGTTAAATTAGCACCATCACCATAAAAAGCACTAGCACATACTTTAGCATTTGCAGCTTGTACATTTGCTCCTGCTATAGTAACTGTACCACCTACATTTAAATTTCCAGTAAGAGTTGTATTACCTGCAACTGTAAGAGTAGATGCTAAATGTGTTGCACCTCCAACAGATAAAGTTCCTCCAATAGATGCATTACTTGCTATTGTAGCTGTTCCACCTATATTAACATTACCAGATACAGATACATTTGTTTTAAATGTAGCATCTCCTGATACTGTTGCAGTGCTTGCAAAAGTAGCAGCTCCTCCAACTGATACTGTACTTTGTAAATGTGTTGCACCTTCTACTGTTGCTGTACTTGCAAGATTAACAGCACCACCTACACCAAGAGTTCCAGTTAAAGTTGTATTACCTGCTACTGTTAAAGTTGATGCAAGATGTGTTGCTCCACCTACAGTTAATGTACCACCTACTGAAGCATTACCTGCAACTGTAGCTGTTCCTCCAACTGCTAAATTACCTACTAATACTGTATTACCTGAAACACATACATCATCATCAAATTCTGCTTTACCTGCTACTGTTAAGGTAGAAGCTAAATTAACTGCTCCATTTACAGATAATGTACCACCTATTGTTGTATTACCTGAAACTCTAACTGCTCCAAGAAAACCTGTTTCTCCAGATACTGTAGCTGTGCCTAATACATTTAAATTACCACCTATTGAGGTACCTGCTGCTACACTTAATGAACTTTGTAAATGCGTTGCTCCCACAACTGTAGTAGTTCCACTAACATAAAGATTACCACCTACTGTTGCATTACCTACAGATATATTACCTCCAACAGACATAGTAACTCCTGTAAGATTAGAGCCATCACCATAAAAAGCAGAAGCACATACTTTATTTGTTACTTGTAAATCTCCTGCTACAGAAGCATTATTAGTAACACCTAAATTACCTGATACTTCAACAGCACTTGTTGCTATTTTTAAAGCAATACTTGTTCCATCACCTGTTTGTATTTTTCTTAAAGTTCCATCAGCTCCCTCATTACCAGATGTTTCTATTTGTAATAATTTTTTATATGTCGAATTAATTAATTTACCTGTTAAATCACTCATACTGTACCCCATTTTCTAGTGTCTGGTTCTGGAATATCATTCCATGTAATATTAGCTGCTTCCCATATTATATTTCTACCACCTATATCTGGTCTTGCGTTAGGAACTATTGTATCATCTCTTACATCAGCAGCTTTATTTTGTGGGTGGTTTTTTAAATCATAATTACCTTCAAAACATTCAGGGCATACTAACATATCATAACTGTTTAATTTCATAACTCTCATGTCATAAACAAATGAACATGAATCACACATTGCTTTTGCTTTTGTACTTCTTCTAGACATTAAACATATCCTAATTTAGGTTTAAAATAAATACTTGCTCTTTCTTTATCTTCTTCCATAGCTCTTTTAAATGTTTCTTCATAACTTGCTTTTAGCATAGCTACTCTTGCATCAGTAACACCTGGTCTTTTTTGTGATAATTGATGTGCAAGTCCATAAGTTAAACAAGGTAAAAATCTTTTTGGTATATCTGCATTTTGTTCTGCAGACTTATTTACATCTTGTAATTGTCTTATTGCTTCTATTGTTAATATTTCTGTACTATTATTAGGTATAGGATATAAAAATACTGTAGGTTTATCTACATTTCTTTTTATAGCATATTGTGTTGGTCTACCTGTTTGTGACTTATTAGGTAATACATTATACTCTTCAAAAGATATTCTTGTTAATTGTGTTTCTGTTGCAGCAGCACTTGCTTTAACTGTAATTATTAATGCATCATTTACTGAATCTGCTAAATCATAAGATGTGACACTTGTTGCTACTGTTACTGCTGTAGTAAATGTTGACCATAGTAAGACACCTCTATTTTGCCAATCATTTAATAATAAATTTATAGACCTTCTAGCTGATTGAGGTGTATGACCAAGAGTTTGTTCACCACCTATCATTTCTGTAGCTTCTTGAATTACTTCATCTATATCTAGATTAAAATTATATGTTCCTGAAGATGCCATTAATATACCTTTTTAATTATATTTTATTTTTTATCCATCTATATGCTGCATAAACACTTAATCCTAGTATAATATAAAGTATTCCATCAAACCAAGATATATTATGTATTGTAGTAATTAGTTCAGGTGTTATGTTCATGCACTTTTCTTTTTAAATGTTTTTACAAATGTAGGTTTACCACTTACTCCTTGTGCTTTAGCTCTTTTTCGTTTTACTGCAGATGCTCTTTGACCTGCTGTCATTCTTTTAGCTTTTGCTAATGGTACACATTTAGGATATTTACGTTTACTACCTTTAGCATTTTTTCTACCACATGGTTGAAATTTACCATCTTTTTTAGGAGCTCCAATATCAACCCATTTTTCTTGTACCCATTTACGTAAGCCACCTCCAGTAGCAGCTTTGTAAACTTTTTTCTTCTTTTTCTTTTTAGTTTTTTTTTTACCACCAGGTTTTATTTTGCCAGAGCAAACTGCAGAAGCATACATATTAGCATATGCAGAAGGATATACATCAAACTTTCTTTTAGCTGCTGCTTTACCTTTTGCACATAACTTTGCCATTATCTAGTTCTACCACCACGTTTTCTTTTAAGTGCACCACCTTTAGAAGCATATTTAGTTTTTTTAGTCATACCTCCACCCATTCTTTTTAGTGTTCCACCTTTAGATGCATATTTAGTTTTCTTATACATTATTTATTCTCCTTATATAAATTATTAAATGTTACTTCTGGGTTTGTGTAACTATCGTGTATTTCTGCTGAATGAATATATTGACTTGGTGCAAAGTCTGGTGCACCTTCACCAGTTACCCATAAAGCAGGATTAGTTACTCTAACTCTATTATTAGGTAGTGCCACGATATTACCTGTCCATTTATCTGCATCTATAAGTTGCAGTACGTGACTTTGTTTATGTTGTGCAGAGTCATCACTAATATAACTATCTGTATAATCAACTGTAAACATATATCTTCCTTTATAAAACTCACCACCTATTTTACACATCCAAGGACTTGAGCTTATTCTATCCATTACTATTATAGAATGTCCTCTTGAGGAACAATCCCAAGGTTGTGCTAAATGTGTGTCCATTCTTTCTGGCATCTCTTCTAAAACTTCGTCTGCTACTAAACTTGTTATTGGCATCCTTGCCCACATTGCACCTCCATGTATATTTTCTTCTTCATCTATACCAGTAAAAACTACTTGAAA